GGAAAAGACGTCAACGACGCGATCAGGAGCGGATGGAAATGAGTTACGAAGCATGGGGCGAACCGGACGACAGCCCTTTCGACGCCGCGGCCGAGGCCGGTTGGATCAATCCGGAAGATACGTCGAAAGCCATCATCGATGTGATGAACGAGCGCGATCGTCAATGGGACGAGGAAGGTTTCACGGCTGAAACCGACGACAAGTATGAGGATGGCGAACTCGAGCGTGCCGGCGCCGCTTTTGCGCTTTTCGCCTGCAGGTTCCAGGCAAAGGGCGCCTGGTTCATCAATGATATTTGGCCGTTCTCGTCGACCTGGTGGAAACCCAAGTCGCATCGCCAGAACCTGGTGCGCGCCGCCGCCCTATTGGTCGCTGCGATCGAGAAGATCGACCGCGCCGAAAAACGAGCTCAACAGCAAGGAGAGAGAGCATGACGGATATCATTTCGATAGATCCGGTGGATTTCGCCGGCGCCATAGGCCACCTGGCGGCCAACGGCCTTTACGCCATCCTCGAGGGGCGCGATCTCGAGAACGAAAACTGGTTCGGCGGTGACGTCGCCCAGTCGGAGCACGACGTCTATATCCTGGCGGAATATGTATCGCGCACAGAAGCCAGCGGCGAACGTCTGTGGCGGTTTGCCGCAATCGAGGCCCTGACCGACGACGGCAACTATGGTGATATCACCCTCTCCCGCCGTCTCGCTTTCAATCTTTTTGCATCCACCAGCCTGCAGGCCCTACGGGAACTGAAGGCCGTGCAAGACGCGCTCGCGCAGATCCTGGCGATTGCGGAATACAAGGAGCCGCCGACGCTGAAGATTGAGGACAGCATTTTTGAGCCACACGGCAACCTGGGCGACCAGGAGGCCTATCAGGCGCAATGGCTGAAAGACCAGCAGGCCGCAGATCGGCGCGCGCTCGATGACGCCAAGGCCATCGAAGAAGCGGAAGCTGCCGCAGAGACCATGTCGCTTGGCGCTCCGATCGAAAACGAAACTGAAGATCAAAACCGGCCAGCGGCGCTTTCCGTTGGTCAACAGGAGGGTGCGACCGATGAAAAAGAAGCTGCAGATGAGGGACAAGAAGCGGGCGGCGCGCCAGCGGCGGACGCGGGCGCACAGGGATCTCTGGCTGACATGGTTGATAACCTGCCGGAAGCCGTGGACGGTGACGGCGGCTCGGCGCAAACGGACGCTTCTGAAATGGCATCTGCGCCACAGCAGCAAACTGGCAAAACGGGCGGCAGCAGCGATGAGGGATTGAGCGATGACGAAGCCGCAACGGGCCCCGCTGCAGCCGATCCCGGGGACCGTGTATCGAATAGCTCCATGGGCAACGATCAGCCTCAACAAGGCCCCGAACAATCCACGGACGCGGCGGTACCTGAAGAAGCTAGCGGAGGCGCTGGTAAAGCAGCTGGGACAGCAATTGAGCCGCCCGAAACTCCCGTGAAGTCCAAAAAGACCCGTAAGGGCAAATCACCAAACTGAAATTGAGCGCTCAATTGTCAACCGGAAGGCGGGTTTTGACCCGTTTTCCGGTCACTGGGAAAATTTATTTTGATGGCTGAGGAAAACAACGACGGTAAGCGCCCGGTCCGCGGTTTGATCGGTAGCGCAGTCAGCAAGGTCAAGCACCAGCTGAAGACGAAGGACGCCGCCTATCCCGAGCGTGGAAAGCCGCTGGATAGCGTCATGCCGGGCAAATGGCTCGAGGATGGCCTGTTCGATGATACCGGGCATCTGCCCTGGAACTGCCCTGTCAGGCCGCTGGGTTATGACGGCGAGCATTATTACTTCGTCGACACCATGGGGCAGGTTTTCAACACCGGCGACAGTTCCATGGGCGTGGAGCGCCTGCAGAAGCTTTTCGCAGGACATGAAGCCTGGCTCGACTGGGCATTCCCTTCCTATGACGCCAAGGGCCGCGTCTCTGGATGGAAAGGTGAAATGGTACGGCGGGCGCTCTATGCGGCCTGCAGGGAGCGTGGTGCCTGGTCGTCGGCCGATATGGTGCGCGGCCGCGGCGCCTGGCGCGATCGTGATGGCAATCTCGTCCTGCATTGCGGTGATTGCCTTTGGATCAACGGCAAGATCTCCGACACTGGCGAGCATGGCGATCATCTGTATGTTCGCCGGCCGCGTGCGATGGTACCGTGGTCAGAGCCGATCACCGATGAAAACAATCCGTCCGTAAAGGTCGTCGAGATCCTGCGCACCTGGAACATGGACCGCAAGGAAGTCGATCCGATCATCGTGCTCGGCGCGATCGGCGTTGCCATGCTTGGCGGTGCGCTCGACTGGCGCCCCTCGATGATGATCGTCGGCGACGCCGGCGTCGGGAAATCAGAGCTCAATGGCAAGAACGGTGTCCTGAAGACAATTCTTGGCCGAATGATGGTTTCGACGACGAATGCCACGGAAGCTGGCCTCTATCAGCTGGTGGGCCATGACAGCGTGCCGATCGCCATCGACGAGCTCGAAGGCGACGACGGGATCGACCAGGCGCAAAAGGTCATCAAGATGGCCCGCGATGCTGCGTCCGGATCCGTGCGCATCCGTGGTGGCCAGAACCACAAAGGCGTCGAATTTCAGGCGCAATCGACCTTCTTTTTCTCGGGTATTAACCCACCGCCCCTGCCCCCGGCCTCGATGACCAGGCTAGCCATTATCCAGTTGCTGGCGCTAGATCCGAACAGCACCAAGGCTCCTGTCCTGCCGGAGGCTGATACAGTAGGCCCGAGGCTGTTGCGACGGCTCGCGGACAGCTGGAAGGATTTGCAGTATCGTCTTGATGATTATGCGAATATTCTTCGCGAGCATGGGCATGACAGCCGCGGCCAGAAAACTTTCGGCACCTTCCTTGCAGTCGCTCATACCATGCTCGGCGACGAGGGACTGAAAGCCCTCAACCTTCCATATGAGGACCTCTCACCCTGGGGAAAATGGCTCGCTGCAGATCTAGTGCCGGAACTAGAGGGCCGTGCGCCGACATGGGAGCAGGTGCTCATCGCCATCCAGACGTCGGTTATCGAGAACTATTCCGGCGGCGCACGTCGCACCGTGGCGCAGGAGCTTGAGCGGATCAAAAGCGGTGAGAGCATCAGCGAAGTGCGCGACCGCCTTTCTCTAATCGATCTCGGATTGATCGACGATCCCGCCAAGCCAAAGAGCTATTACCTTGCCATCCCCAACCAGAGCCGCGTACTGGCGAAGGCGCTAGCTGGCACGCCCTTCTCCAACGGCCAGCAGGGCTCCTGGAGCTTTGCATTCAAACGGGGCGATCCGAGCGTCGTCAAAACGACAATCGAACTGAAGCCCGGCCATTTCGACAATCGCGTCACCGTGGCGGGCCGCCAGGCGCGCTGCAGCTTCGTCTCTCTCTACGAATATACGAGGTGGTTGGCAAAATGACCCCTGCAACCATGGGCGGCAGAGGTCCGCCCTTTTGCGTCAATTTTCAGGAGGAAACCCGCACCCCCACCCTTCGGCATGCTGGAAACGGCGTGGTTGACGGTTTTTGCCCTCGTGTAGCGTATCAGTAGGCGTGTGTCGTCGCCGCAATCGCTGTCTAACTGTCTAATGAGTGTCTAACGATTAAGGCACTGAATTAATTGAGAGAATAGCCCTCATTAGACACTTAGACAGCTAGACAGCAAACCTCTCATAATGTGCGCAAGTGTGCGTATGTATACGGGTATCATGCTGTCTAGTTGTCTAACTGTCTAAATATATATCTAACCATATGTTTTATATGGATAATTTTATTAGACAGTCGTTAGACACTCTGTAGACAGCAGGCGGCGATGGGTTCGAATAATATATCCGACGATAATGCTCCTGAGGGACAGGATTGGCGTGCCGAGGCGGCCGACGCGCTGGCCTCTCACGACCCGAAGAAGGCCGTAAAGCGCGGCCGTGGCCGGCCGAAGGGTGCGCGGAACCGCAAGACGCAGGATTTCGCGGCCTGGTACGATGCGCAGGGGTACAAGGACCCGTTGCAGATGCAGGCGGAGTTCATGAGCGCTGATCCCGTGGGCATTCAGGCCTTCTTCTGCGAGCACGAGCGGACCCTGAAGGCGATCGGGAAGAAAACCGGCAAGGCCGTGCCCTCCCTGGGCGAGATCGTCAAAGAGCAGCTGGCCTGCGCCCGTGACATCGCGCCCTACCTGCATGGCAAGGCACCGGTCCGCTTGGTGGTGGAAGACGAGCGGTTGCCGATCCTCGTCATCAACTCCGGAACGAACCAGCTTGACCAGGCGCGCACGGTCGCGGCGCAAAAGGGCCTGTCTGTCGGGCGTCCGCTGCTGGATGTCACCCCTAATAAAATCAATGACTTAGCGGCTGGCGCGGGCGAAAGTCCCACAACTGAAAGTCCCAAGGATGGAAAGCGCAAATGATTTCAAGTGCTTACTGGAATAATTCACTGATGGGATATCAGTTGCTTTCATCCGATTTCGAGGGGGACCGGCACCATTGGACGGATCGACCTGGGCGCGGCCAGCGCGGCCACATCCGGTATGCCCCCCCTGCATGGCTGGCTGCCGCCCCCGGCCGGCCGGCCTTCCCCCGAAGGGGGGGCACCCCCGCCCCCTGGGGGTACGCGCACGCGCACCGTTGCCATTTTCGGCAAAGGGCCTCAAGGCCGTTTCGGAGGGTGATTTTGTCCTCTTGGGCCGCGTCTTATCTCTACCGCCCCGGGGTCGGGGGCCGGGCCAGCGGGCGCACCGCGCCTCTTCCTGCCTCTGCGGGGGTCGGGGGAAATTCCTATCGTCTGTCGGGGAGTAGAATTAGAAAGCGGACGGCCTCAAGCCGACGAACCTCCGGTTCGCGACTTTCGACCGACTTGCTTGTGGGCCGGCGCGCATGCGCTATGCGCGCGCCGGCTGGTGCCGCAAACGTTGGAGCCAGCCAATGAGCCAGCATATTTCAAGCATCATCACTCGCGACGACATCCGGACATATTCCGACGAGGAGATGCGCAAGAAGATCCTGGAGTTGGATTTCGTCGGCGACTTCGATCCATTCAATTACACCCCGCCTGGTCCTGTCGGGGAAGGTTTTCTCAATTCCACCTATCTCACCACCTTCATCATGGGCCCACTTGGTGGCGGCAAAACCACCCTCTGCGCATTCCGGCGCATTCTCGCTGCCACTCTGGCACCCGTGGCCTGGCACCCGGAAGACAAAAAGCCGACACGCATGTGCCGATGGATCGTGTTGAGAGACACCTTCCGGTCGGCCGAGAAAACCGTTCTGGAAAGCTGGAAACAGTGGTTTCCCAAAGGGTTTCCCGGCTCGAAATGGGCCGGTGGTAATGACCGGCCGGTCACGCACACCCTACGCTTTATGGGTACAGACGGCATCCGCATCGAAATTGTGACAGAGTTCGCGGGTCTAGGTGAAAACTCGATCGAGACGTTGATGAAGGGCCGCGAATATTCAGGCGGCTGGCTCAATGAAGCGGACACGCATGCGGAGGGTGCGCTCGATGACCTGGAACAGCGCGTCGGCCGTTATCCTTCCGCCAACATTTTGCTGACGGTGGCCGAGCTTGAGAAGCTCGGGAGGGAGCTGGGGCATCCGATCTATTCGGGTCAGCGCCAGCGCCAGGTGATAGGCGACCTCAACGCGCCGACCGTTGACAACCCCGTCTACAAAAAATTCGTCAAGGAAAAAACAGAGGATCGCCATCTATTCATTCAACCGTCCGGCCGATCGGAGAATGCTGAAAACCGCTTCAACCTCGATCCCGATTATTATGACCGTATCGTCCGCAACCAGGACGAACACTTCGTCAAGCGGATGGTCGATAACGAGTTCGGGTATTCCCGCCATGGGAAGCCTGTCTACGAAAAATTCAACCGTGCCATCCATGTAGCCCGCTCACGCATCTATTTCGAACCAAAGCTGACCCTAGGCGTCGGGATAGATATTTCCATGAACACCCTCAATCCGGCCGTCGTGTTCGGGCAGGCGCGGGGCGCACGTATTGCGGCTATTGA